CGAACGGAGCCGGCGAGAACGAGACCTTGATCGACGGCGAGTTGAAACGCTTGGTTCTGGCCTGCGGCCTGAGCGAAGATCGTCTCGGTCCGTGCGATCAGTTCGGCACGTTGCCGGAGAAGCTTTCGGCCGTAGGCGTCGAGCGCTCGGGTTTGCGCCGCTTGGCTAACGCCTGCGGCCGTGAGCTCTTCGCCTCGACGAAGGACAGCTCGCATCTGATCGGAGCGAAGACCGATCAACGGCTTGATTCGGCGCGCTAAGCGCTGCGGACTTCCGCCCTCGAGATAAAGCTGAGCGACCGTTTCTCGGATTGCTTCTCTCGTGGTGGCCGTGATCTCGACGACGAGCTCGGCGGTCCGTTGTTCCAACCATGGGACCGTGTACGGATTGGCCAGCGTAAACGATCCACCAAGGCCGGCCGATGCGCTCTCGCCTGAAGCCCAGGCCAACGACTGAAGCGCCGTTCGGATCTGAAGCGCTGCGGCGATTTCCTTTTGTTCGGCTCGAGTCGCTGCGGTCGTGATCGCAACGCCTGTCGCCGTGATCGGCGTCGCCGCCTTGCGCATCTTGGCCGGGACTTTCTCGAGGTCGATCGGAGGAAGCTCCGGCGCGTTGATGTACTGAAGAAGAGCGTCGGCCTGACCCGATCGAATAGCGTCGGCGATCACGTCGAGAGGGATCGGATCGGCCATCGCCTCGAAGATCCGCATCGACGCTCGCCTGATCGGTCCCTCTTGCTTGGCCCGTTGTCGGTCGGCGGCTTTCCAGTCGATGCGATCCCGTCGACTCTCGCCCTTGCGGACCGTCGTCGTCTCGTGGTGTCCGTGACAGCAAACAAAGCCCATTTAGCCCGTGACCTCTTCGGCCGCTTCGCCGTCTTCGAACTGCGCCGTCTCTATGTCCACGGCCGGAAGTCCGGCGGCGCTGCGAAGGGCGTCTTCGAGGCCAGCGTCCGGCGTGATCAGGCCGACGCCTGTCATCTGCTGAAGGAAGGTCGACAGCTCGTCGAGCGGCCGGTCTTCGATGTCGCCGTAGTCGAAGCGAGGGAGAAGCGCCTTGTCGAACTCGGGGTTGTACTCGAACAAGCATTCGACGGCGAATCGGTTGAGCGTTGCGGCCATGCTCTCGAGCATCGCACGAAGCGAGGTCGCAAAGAGCGCCGTCTTCGACGAGGCCAAAGCGAACGAACCATGAGCATCGGAGCCGAGGAGGATGAACTCGGCGAGAACCGACATCGCGATACGGGACTCATAGCGCCGAATGATTTTGTCCGTATCTACCTGGCGACTTCCGCCGGTGCTCAAGAGCTCGAGCTTGAACCCGGTTGGCTTGCCGTCCCGATCGAGCTCCGCAGGCATGATCACGCCTTCTCGCTCGTCTCGTTTGATCTGCTGAATCATCGTCTCGAGATTAGCCCGAAGAGCCTTCTGAGCTGTCGTCGCCTTCGAGGTCATGATCTCGGGCGGAACCTGTAAAACCGGAAGGCCGGCGAGGTCACGCTCGACGCCGATCGCTTCGATCTCTTGGAGGCGCTTGAGGAAGAACCACGAGCGGAAGGAGTTCCGAAGAAGGCTTCGCCCTTGCGGATTCCCTCGCTCGCTCTTGGTCACGAAGAGTAGGAGCTTCTTTACCGGAATGATCACCTCTTCGAACTCGACGCGCTGAACCATGCCGGCGACGTTTCCGTCTTCGTCGAAGATCCATCGGGCGATCGTGTCTTGGCCTCGGATCGAGAACTTGCGCCATCCGATGCGGCCGTCGTTGTACTTGCTGCGCCGAGTCGGGTCTTCGCTGTCGCCGCCTCGGACCTTGTACACGATCTCGAACGGAGCGAACCCGAAGACGAGCATCGACAGAACTTCGCTGATGAAGCTCTCCCAGTCGCTCGCCATGTCTTCGACGCATTCCTCGAGGAACTTCGCAGCGGCGATCGCTGCGTCGCTCTCGTCGGCTGGACGGACTCGCCATTCGACCTGACGGATGAGGCTCTCGATGGCGTAGAGGATAGCGCCGATCACGGCGTCGTTGTCTCGCATCTCGGAGTAAGCTCGAATCCCTCGCAGGCCGCGAAGCTGATTCAGCCATTCGTCGCTGATGATGCCGCCGGATTCTTTGAGACCGGTCGAGCCGAGTTCGAAATAATAAGATTCGTTATCTTCGGGCAAGAGAGCGCCCTCCTAAAAATTCCACGGTGAAGAGCGAAGACCGAAATCGCCGAAGTCGAGGTTTTCGGTGCGGGTAATATCAGGCCGAGACGAAACGAACGCAAGAGACAAAGCGTCGGCCCTATCGGGCGAGCCCTCTTGTTCTCGCTTGCTTTCGATCTGGACCTTTCCGCTCGAGGTGATGAGGTAGCGAATCGAGGCGAGCTGCGAGGCGAGTTCGTCGTCTTCTTCGATGTCGATCTCTCCGGCTTCGAATCGCTCTCGTAGCGTCCAGAAGATTTCGGCTCTAAGGTTTGCGAATCGCTCTCGATCACTGGCCGCCGTTCCGACGTTGACACCGACGACGGGGAGGTCGAGCTCGGTCAGCCGATCGAGCACGCCTGCGCCGATTCCGATCTCGTCGACGTTGATTCGGCTCGGCTGTTCTTCGGCCACGGCGAAGAGGCGAGCGATGCGGCCTGCAACTTGCATCGTGTCGAGCTTGCGGAAGGTCGCCAAGACTCGAGCGACCGGCCCCCGCCTCTCGACGATCACGGTCTCGTCAGCCCCCATGCGAGCGACATCGACGCCCCATGAGATCGGGCCGACCGGTTCGAGTTCTGCGAGCTGCGCCGATTCGATGCGATGCAAGGGGACGAGAACGTTGTCGCCTTCGGCCGGGAACTCCGCAGCGATGCGAGCGGCCCACATCGGAGAGCCTGCGCCCCATTGCTTGCGCTTGAGATGGACCCATTCGGGATTGACTAGCGTCGGGTAGGGTAGCGCCTGAGCGCCTTGGAGCTCTCGCCAGTCGTCGAGATTGTCTTCGGTGATCCCGAAGCTCGTGAAGTTCGGACAGTCGAAGGCGCTGATCTTGAACCTTGCGCCTTGCTGTTTTGCGAACGCTCGCCCGAACGGAGTCTGAGCGTCGGTCGGGTTGCCGATGCGCAAGAGCCGGCAATGCTCGCCGGAGAGGATCGAGTCGACGGCCGTGTCGATTTGCTCGGAGACGCCGCAGGCTTCGTCGATGATGACGAGCGTCGATTTAGCGTGGAACCCTTGAAAGCGGTCCGGGTCATGGTCGGCCGCCGTGAAGCCTAGAGCGAGCCAGTCTTCCGAGATGCGCAGAGCCGTCGTCGACAGATCGCCTCCGAGCGGAACTCTCGAGCGGCTGTGAGCTGTTGCGATCTCTCGCCATATGATGCCGCGAACCTGTCGAGCGGTCGGCGCTGTCGTGATGACGAGCGACCTCGGGTGATTGAACAGAAACCAAAGAGCCGCCCGACTGGCGACCCATGACTTGCCGGCGCTGTGACACGAGCGGACGTTGACCTCTCGGTTGCCGACTAGGGCGTTCAAGATCTCGGCTTGCTTCGGCCAGGGCTTATTGCCGAGGACGTTCTCGACCCACCATGCCGGGTCGGATTTAGCCCGACGAACCATGCGCCGCTGTTTGCGTTCTTCCCGATGCGGCGAGCTCTTTCGCTTGCGCTTCTCGGTTGCGGCCGCTTGCGTCATTCGTCGCCGCCTTTATCGTCGACGGACTCGACGAGCTTCGCCCATGATTCGACTTGGATCGGCGAGCCGTGCTTTCCGGTGTGTTCGATGCGCTTCGCTCCGAAGTCGGAGACGTGGCCTCGCTCGAGGAGCCATGACGCAGCGCGCCAATCGTCGGTCGCCGCCTTCTTGATCGTGAGGACGAGAGCGCCGACGGCTTCGCCTCGCGCACGCGCCACGGCTTCGGCGAAGTCGGCGTAGGGTTGCCGCTTCTCTTCTTCGCCTTTCTTGATCCAATCGTGAATCGTCGACTTGTGAATCCCACAAGCGGCGGCGGCGTGGTGCATGTAGTTACCGCCTCGGATCAGTCCGCAGATCTTATCTTGTAGCTCCGGCGTCAGCTTAGACCGACGACCGTTCCGCTTTGCTGGCTTCTTCTTCGCTGTCATTCGATGCGCTCCGCCTTGCGCCCTGTCGCCTGCTCCCATCGCTGCACAGCTACGTCGCAGTAGGCCGGGCTAATCTCCATAGCATAAGCCTGCGAGCCTTCTTGTTCTGCTGCGAGAATCGTCGTGCCTGAACCGCTGAACGGCTCGAAGATAACGCCGGGCCATGATCGGATAGCCTCGGCAGGCAAACCAACCGGAAACTGTGCAGGGTTTCCATCGCTTCCACTGTTCCTAGAAACCCTGATGACCGAATCAGCTTTTTTGTTTGCGCTTACGATGCCCGATCCGTTCCATTCTAACACCTCTCCAACCCTGTTGCGCTGCCCTTTGCCGCTGCGTTTATGTCCAGCCATTTTGCACGCCACCCACTCAACCGACGGCCTCGGCTTCTTGCAGAAGTGAAAAACAAACTCATGCGAAGATCCAAGCCGGCCGTGATTAGCGCGGGGCATTCCGGACCCCTGATCCCAAACATAAAACCCGAACCGCTTCCAGCCTTGGCCGCGCATCCACTCGATCCAGCCATCCCAATAGGGCTGCCATTCACCTTCTTTGTGAATCAGCCCAAGGTTGACCAGCACTTGAGCATCAGAAGCCATGGCATCATCAAACGCGCTAAACACACCTTGCATCAGCGCACCCCAATCAGAAACATCGCTTGCGTCGTCATAATCTCTCTGTTGACCATAAGGCGGCGAGGTAAAGCACAAATCAGCCTTAGCGCCGCCCATAAGCCGCGCCACGTCATCGGCGCTCGTCGAGTCGCCGCATAAGAGCCGATGCTCACCAAGCTGCCATAGGTCGCCGGGTTGCGTAATCGGCTCGGCTGGTGGCTCTGGTATGGCGTCCAAGTCGCCGCTCAGCTCAGGCTCTGGCGCTGCTGCGTCGATGATCTCTTGCAGTTCGTCAGCGTCAAAGCCTAGGTCTTCGAGGTCTTGCCCGTCTCGCTCAAGGTCTGCAAGCAGCTTACCAAGCAGGTCTTCATCCCAATCGCCGCTAATTTTGTTTAGCGCTATGTTGAGCGCCTTCTCGCTT